GTTGAGGTCGTCCTTCTCAGCCTCTTGCAGAGCGCGAAGGTGCTCGGCCACCTTGGCCACGAACTGGTCTTGGCGGACGCCAACCGGGCCACCAAAGCGCTGCGGGATCAAAACGTCGCAGCCGCCGACCAGGCTTTCCGCGTTGTTTTCAATCCACTGCTGCGCCGCTTCCTGATGCGCCGAGTCGTCGTCCGGCTCAGCATGGTCATACCGCCATTGTGCTGCTCGAAGTGCGCCCATGGTCGCCTCCTACGGTTCGAACTTGATGATTTTCGAGGTCAATCCAGAGGTAGCGAACATGCTGGCCAGGGCCGCGCCGGTGAGATACCTGCTCGCTGTGTCGTCGGTTGACGTGTTTCTTGGCGCGATCCCGGGTCTTCCAAGCGCTGCCGCAGATCTTGCAGATGTGCGCAATGCACTGTTCGCCCATGGTCGCCTCCAGGTGGTGGGTTACTCGGTGGGTGGCGCTGGAAGTGGTTGCCAATAGACAGGCCAGTACAGCGGGTCAACCCAGTAGTCATCGTTTTCGAGATTGTCGTCGTCAGCGAATGGGTGGAAATCGCCGTTCATGAAGCTGAAAGGAACGACAATGAGAGCGGCCGTCTTGTCGTCTCGGAAATGAACACAGCAAAGACCGTGATCACCATTCTTTGGAAGCTGATGTTCAGTTCTGATCCAGCCGCTCATGGCTTCACCCGGGCGGCGAGCATGGCGTCGGCCTCGATGTAGCGCATGATGGCCCGGTATTCCGCCCAAAAAGCTGCATTGTCCAAAGGCAAAGCAGCAAAATCCGGCATCTTCCGGCCGACTATTTTCTCGGCATATTGGATGCCGATCTCATCGGAAACTTCGGCGGTGTGAGCCGCGAAGTAGTCGCGCAGGGTCATACCGAATGCGGTTCCGTGACCGCCGTATTCGCTCGCCGGCGTAGGGAAAGCAAAAGTGTCCTTATTGCTCATCGTGTGAACCTCAGTAGAACCGCATTGGTCAGGAGCCAGGCGCGGGTGACCAAGCCCACCGTGAAAGGTGGCCTGGCGCCTGCCAATGCGGTCGAAGTGAAGGGGGGTAGCGAGCGAAAGCCCGAGGATTCCCCGGGCTTTCTTCCATAGGCTCAGTGCCTTATCAGAGTCGAGAGTTCTTGGCGGGACGTTGACCCCCAGAAAGGTCTTGCCCCGACGGTACATCGCCAGCGCTCTCGGTGGACGCGCGGTGGATCGGTTGGCAGGCCGCTTTCAGGATGAGGTTCTGGCCTCATGTGGCTGAGCGCTGCGCCGATCAGGATGAGAAGGAGCATGTGTTACTCCGGCTTGGGATGCGGGGTGCATCGGGAAGCGCATGGCCGGTAACGACATTTGATCCGGACGATTCCATGCGCTTTCCGATGAACCCCGCTAAAGGAACATCGGGCCTGCTTTTGGCTCACTGCAGGCTGGTGATTGAGAGCCGCTGCTACCAACAGCGGATGCCTCGCTCGAAGCTTGCAACATCGAGCGCTTCCCGTTGCTGATACCAGCCGGGATTAGGGCTAGAGGTCAGGCTGCCCGGGAGAGCGGCCTCGCTGATCAGCTCAGCGTTAAAGGGTGCAGGCGGTGAGCGCTACCTCACATGCATCTGGTCTGGCCGGGTAGGCCCCGGATTCGCCTGCGTGTACGTCGATTAATGTTTACTGCGGTGAGCCTTAAGTTGCATAAGACTCACGGTGATGAGCTTTAAATCAAGCAAAGGAAGCATGGTGATTCATCTGGACTCCGTGTGAAGGTCCAAATCCGTACCTGTTCTCGGCAGACTTCCTGGCGGCTGCCGCATCGAAGATGTTGTCGAAACTTCCAAGCCATTCGCGCTTGGAGCGCCGGATGATGAATGCGCCGTAGCTATTGCCGCAGCGGTGCAGGCAAACGCCGGTAACGCCTGATGAGTTTCGGGCCTGCTTCCTGATGTTCATGTTGTTCTCGCGGCGGGAAACAACGCGAAGATTGCAAAGTCTGTTGTCCAGACCGTTGCCGTTCAGGTGGTCAACGTCCATTCCTTCTATGTTGGCCCCGAGCATCATCTTGATGATCCTGTGGCAGAACATCTGAACGCCGCCAAGCCTGCACGTTAGGTAAGGCCGGTCAGCTGAGGCTCGCATTGAGCCAGCCAGCTTTCCGGCAAATCTGCCATTCCAGGAATTGCAGGCCGCTTGACTTACGAAGTGCTCAACTGGACGATTTCGCCAAGTGAGCACCCCAGTGTCCGGGCAATAGGAAAGGCACGCGTTCAAGTAGTCCTTGTCCACGGGATATCTCCAGATTGAATTCAGAACTGGTGCAGCCTGCGATGGGGAGCAGGGCATCGGGCCGTCTTTCCGGCTGTCATCGAATCAGTCAGCCAATGGCTGGTCGGGCGAGAAACTCGTTGAGGGCCTGCTGTTTCGCGTCCTCACCATCCAAAAAACGTATCGCCCAAGGCATCAGCGTTTGAACCGTGCCGTCTTCCATCTCGACGATGGCGACGCTGTAGTTGCCAGGGCCATTCTCGAACTCTTCATACTCGACGCCCCAGCCGTGAAACTTTCCTTCGGCGGCGTCTTCGATCCCTGTCCGGCGCCCGCGATCATCGTGCAGGGCCCTCATGGTCATAACTGGTCGCATCGTCTTGCCCTCCAGGGCGGTTTGATTTCCCAGATGCCACTCATGGAATGGCACCTGGTGAAATCCCGGCCTCGCTACTGGCGACAGGCCGGGGTATTGCGTCAGCGGTGGTCGCTCGAGCTCAGCCGCCGACGGCCCTGCTCTCAGTTCGGTTGGCCTTGAGCTTCCCTATCACCTCGCGTCGGTCGGCCTCGGCGGGGTGGTCATTGGGTCAGGTGTTCGCTACACGACTGCCAACTGCAGCTCTGCGGCCCGTTGAGTGGGGCAGTCCGTCGTGGGTTGCCGGTCCGTGTTCCGGCTGGGCTTGCTACTTCATTGGTTGGTTCCTCCTATTGGTTAATCGCTGCTCGCGCTGTGCCAGGCACCGACGCCCGTTCTTAGGGCATCCCGGCAGGGAGCATCTGCAGCGCAACCCTCCATCCGCTTTCCGTGGCCCGGCCTGTGTCCTGCCGTGCTGACGTTCCGCCTGATTTCGAGCTGGCCAGTTCCAGAGCTGGCATGGGGATCGAATTTATTGCTCGCGCTGTGCCGTTGCCGGGATCGATCCGCGAGGTTCCCATCAATGTGAAAGAGCGGTGAGGCTTGAGGGCCTCCCGAGGGGCTGTGTAGCGCCTCGATGGAGTAAAAGTAGCACTGCTGTTATTTGGGAGTCAACAGCAGTGCTGATATTTTTCTTGCACCCACAAAAAAGCCCGCGCTAGGCGGGCTTCATGGATTCGGATGAATCACTCGTCAGGACTGGGCTTGGCGATGTAGTCCTTCGGGATGTACGGCACCTTGGTCACCTTGCCATCTTTGGTTTCAAACGAAACCGACTTGGCGCCACTGAAGGCCGTGGCATGGCTGTACACCCATATCTGGCCGTCTTCTCTTGAGGTGACCATGTAGGGGTTACCCATGATCTCGTAGAGCTGATCTTCGGTCATGCCGACCTTAACCTGGCTGGCCTGGCCAAAGGTGAATGGGGTGCCGGCGCATCCGGCCAAGACGACGACTACAGCGGCGAGAATGAATCGGTGAATGTGGCGAAGCATGGCGACCTCCCTGTGAATTGAGTCGCCATCCTACCATTCTGGCTATCCGCTATCACTCAGGGGGTAGATTCATTCGGCTTCTGCCTGGCAATCAGATCAGCCAGCAGCTCGGCAATGGCTTCACTGTTATCCACCAGCACCTCTAGGTGCTCACTGATCCGCTCATATACTTCGGTCGCGCCTCGCTGATCGAGCCAGATCCCGGCCTCTTCGATTGCGGCACCGAGTGCGTTGATGTTCTGGTTTAAGCGGAAGAGCAGGGCGGCTGTCGGATCGTTGGGAAGGTCGGTCATAGCGGCTCCTCATGAAGATGAGGAAAGACTAGCAGGCAAAGAAAAGCCCGCTGAGGCGGGCTGGTGCCGAGCACGTGAGGTGGAGATCCCTAAACTCGACAGGATCAGTGTAGCTTGGTTTGGATGTCCGAGTTGCTGTCGGTGCTGAATCGGTCGACCTCAACCAGGGCTGCCTCAATTTGTTCCAGCGCTTCAGCAATTCTCTGAAGCGATCCCTCAGGGTATCCCTGAGATCTAGGGGTGGCCCCTCTCATGCCGGTGGCAAGAGCCAGCTGGGCGTCTGCTAGTCGAGAGAGCAGCGATAGGGTTAGCTTGTCGGTGACCATGGCATGCCCTCCAGAGGTCACGACAGGATAGCAGGCATGAAAAAGCCCGCCGAGGCGGGCTTATTACGGATCATAATCAGAATTTGGCGCCTGATTGCTTGATATAGGCTAGAAAGTCAATAACTGTGGTCGGGGGATTTTTAAGTGAGCATACCGCCGGGATTTTGTATTTTGAAAGGACTTTAGGTAGGCTCATCTGCACAGCTTCATTTGACACAAGAGGTAATCCATTGATCTCAGCGGTTGCGATGATTATTAAATCATTTTCGCCAACGCCCACCCCGTAACGATCGCCCTCTATACCTAGGAGCGATTTAAGGTTGGCGGCGCATTTTAGGATTGCGGTGCTGGGGTGTAGAATACTCAGGTTGGCATCCTTTAGCCACTTCCCACAGTCAGGAGACTTTGATGAGGTCTCTTCAAAGGCCACTAAGGGCATAGTAATGATGCCCGACGCTATCTGGATGCCTAGCCACTCCCAGAGCCTTGGGAAATGTTTTTCCGGGTAGTTGTCCCAAGCATAAATCATAGATGAAGCATCAAACGCCCACATAGAATCCCTTAAGGCTATCTATATCCCTGGTCTTAATACCGTCTAAGTAACTGCTAGCCTTCGCTAGGCTAATGTTCTTGGCGTTAAGCGAGTCAAGAACAACTCGTACGAACCTGTCGCCAAAAATGTGCTTAGGCTCACGATGTCTGTACAGTCTAGTGCCTCCCGCATCCTGCTCCGGAATCCGCAGTCCAGCCCTGTAGCGCCGATAGGCTTCATAGTCTTCAGCGCGCAAAAGACCTTCGTCGAGCATCCTTCTGACGATAACCTCGCCGCTGACACCCCACGCTTTTCTATGTGGCTCCAGCCAGTAATCAAACTCATCGGCTAGCTCTGGTTTGTCCCGCATGATTATTTTTTTCAGATACTCATCTGGAACTAAAACCAAGCCAGCAAACTGATTAGCCTCTCTTTCAAGCCCACTTGAGTGGTGCAGGTCGCTATCATCATCGATAGAGCTGATTTTGTGCAGGAGAACATGGCTCAGCTCATGAATGAGCGTGAACGTCTGCAATGTCTCGAAATATTGTTTTTTGACAAAAATAAGCGGGCAATTTTTGTCATACAACGAAAAGCCAAGAACGGGATTGTCTTTGGCTATTTGCCATTGTCCATGGTAGCCATTGCTGCGAAAAACCAAGATGCCTTTTGACTCAATTGCTGATCGATATTGGTCGAAGGTGTTTTGGTTTTTTAGCCCGAGCCACTCTCTAACCAAAAGCGAGGCTTGCTTTAAGTCACCAGGAAGCAGTGGCGGGTCATACGTTGGCACGTCCTCACTATCTACATCTTCCAGCAGATCTAGATAAATATCGCGCTGACGCTCAGCTCGCTCGATTAGCCGCCGAAGCTTGTTACCAATTTCAGGTTTCTGATTGGCAATGCTTCGGAAGGCCGGAGTGTGAACCTTGTCTGGATCAGCCTCGCCTTCCTCCATAAAGAACAGGACGCCACGCCCAAAATAATCAGCGATCCTTTTAAGCTGGGCGTAAGTAAGCCCCCTTTCCCCAGCTGACGCTTTCGAAAGGGTTGCCTCCGCCACTCCTGTTTCTGCGGCTAGTTCATGCAGCGTTATGCCGCTGTCAGCACAGCACCACGCGATACGTCCATGATTAAATTCGATACGGTCCATCTACCCACCAGCCCGTTCAGGTACCTTGCGTTTCAGTCTATCGGACAGCTTGTGGCCATCATAATTTTGCCGACGGTTGTCATTCGTCACGGTGCTGAGATGCCTCATGCCAATCTCTGGTCACTCTGACACTTCGAGCCTAGACCAATTATGCCTAGACGCAGCGCTCAATCCACCCCGCCTTCACCTCATCCCCATACCCCACCAACCGATCCTCACCAGGCTGCATCGCCCACAGCTCTGGATTCCTCGATATCGTCAGCAAGCCTGGGGCTGAAGGATCGAACGGGTATGCCGGTGAGACCCTGAAATGCTAGCGCTATTGCCGTATTAAGCGGCCGATCTCCCTTGAGAAAGCGGCGCGCTGTCACGGTGCTAACACCCATCGCTTCAGCCAGTTTGTGCTGCGTAATTCGCTCGGCTCGCGGAGCTGATCCGTTGAAATCTTTGAGCGCCTTGTATAGCGCAACGCATTCAGCCTCTTCCCATGGCCACAATTTATCGCTGTTCATTTCTTACCAAGGGGTTCCAGTCAAACATGCGCTGCTTGCAGTCTGTCTTCGTCCGCACGCGCTTCTAATCGGGCCTCTCCTGCACGCATTACTGTGCAGATTCTCATTATTGCCTGGGCGTCAGGCTCGTTCCCGGCTTGACTCAGTCGCCCGGCAATCCGCATAAGCTCTACTGCAGACCATTTAAGGTCGGAGGCCAGGCCTTGAAGGTCCCTGTGCAGCTCTTGACTCGGTTTCCTCTGGGTCATTCCTTTGTCCTTGCCACTCGGCCTGACTTCACTTCTTCCGCATACACCAACCTATCAGCCAGCTCATGCAGCTCCCCGACGCGCTTCATCGCCTCCAAGAACTGGGCCTCTTCGCCACCCTGGGCCTTGTGGAAGATCTCCAGTGCGGCGCTTTCCAAGGCGAAGGCAGCATCCTTCAGGTCTCGGCGCAACTGCTGGTTGGGCTTGGTTAGGGGCATGGTTATACCTTCTTCACATCGCCTGAAAACCGGTCGGAGATCTTCTCTGCACCGCCAAGCTTCTCGACGATCTCGGCCCAGGGCTCCCTTCGGCACTCTTGTTGGATGGCCTCGCAACGCTCATCGGGATCATCAATGCTTTCGACTAGCTGTCGGACCGCGAGCAGAAACCGGTGAAAGTCGCTTCCGTGTGTCGGCACAGGGCCTATCTCAGACGCCATTGTCGAGAAGGGCATCATGCGGTCAGAAAGCTCTGTTTGAGGGACCCATATTCCCTGCCATTCCTCACTGACGAAGATTGGAGGCGGCGCAGATCGATCCCAATAGGTCTCGCCATGGCGCTCAAGGACGCAGTACGGCGTCCGAAGCTGCATGGTCGCGACAAACATGAAGTTTGTGACGAAGTCGCCAGGCCATGACTGGTCGCCAGCTTTGTATTCCATGAGCTAGAGGTCCCCGCCTCGCCAAATAACCTTTCCGATGATCCGGTGCTCATTTCCATTGCTACGCAGGTGGTAACGGTCCGGATACTCTTCTTTGTCGTCGTTGTCGCTGCGCAGAACCCACTGGCCCAGCGGACCCTGGATCAGTCGCTTCACGATCGCGCCATCAGTGCCAGCCAAGACGAACACCTGGCCATCAGCTGGATCGATGCGGGACCGATCAACCAGCAGAACGTCGCCATCGTTGATGGTCGGCCACATGCTCTCTCCTTCGGCATAGATCACGATCAGCTGGTCTGGCTTGGCACCCTTAACCCTCAGCCATTCGCGCTTGAAAGCCAGGGTGGAGCGAATTTCGACATGCGGGTTTTCACTGCCAAGGCCTGCAGCTGCTTTGGCATCGTACTGAGGGACATAGGCGTACCGGCCGTCAAGCTCGTCCTCGTCCGCCCCATCAGGCAGCGGTGAGTTGGCTGCCTCAGCTGTGTGCGCAACTTGGGGAGAAGCACGCCTGATGCCGGCCGCCAAGGTCGGGCTGACCTGGGCAGGCTCGAAGTCTAAAGCCTCGGATAGCTTTACGAGAGCCTCGAGGTTTAGCGCAACCTTGCCGGTCATATACTGGCTCACGGTGCTTTGTGGTGACTTCCACTCGCAGCGCTCGCCCACCTCAGTTTGAGTGAGGGCCGGCTTTGACGGGTCTTCCCTGGATTCCTTCACACGCTTCTTGTAGATGTCGTGCAGCCGCTTCGCATCCGCAAGCTGTTCGTCAGACAAAGGGGTTCTAATCGGTTTCTTCATGCGCGTGATTTAGTAGCAGCGCTGCTTCTTACGCAAACAGCACTGCTACTCTTTGTCCTTGAATATTGTAAAACAGCAGTGCTAATATCTGATCAAACCCCTATGAGGCAGACCAGATGAAGACTGTATCCCTTGAGGATTACCTGGCCGAGCAAGGAACCCAGAGCGACCTCGCCAAGGCCCTGGGGATCCAGCAGAGCGCCGTATCTCAGATGTTCCGCGCCAAGCGTGACATCCGAATCACCATTTTCGATGACGGGCACATTGAGGCGAACGAGATCCGCCCAATTCCAGCCCGCAAGTCAGCTGCTTAACCACCTCTTAATCACAAAGGAACCAGCCGTGTCGTACTTCGACCCCGACCACCTGCACAACAAGCCCACCAAGGTTCGCTTGGATGAGGCTGCCGACGATCTGCTCTCGGCCATGGCTCGATTCAAGCGCACCCAAAAGGCTGTGCTCGCCAGGGAGATTCTGGAGCGCGGTCTCGACCAGATGATGCAAGAGCTTAACGCGAACACTGACGTGGCCTGAAGTGGCCGAGGAGGCCCTGTGCCAGAAAGCAAAGAGCTGGGTATCCAGCTCGACGGGAAGGGCAATTCGGATCTGGCGTATCTCGCCAGGCGGAAGGGCTTAACCCCTGAGCAACTGGCGGCACAAATCATCAATGAGGCTCTCGACCGGATGACGAGAACAGAGCCTGGCCGAAGCAACGTTCGGTCGTTTCGCAAGGGCTTATAAGCCCCTGAGGGACTCATGAGGAACTGCCGTTGAACGCAGCAAAACCCAAACCGCAGATACGAAAAAGCCGACGGGCTAGGTCGGCTGATTCAACTGCATTCGTAACGCTTGTGTGAAGTCATCATATATGCACCAGACCATCCAAAGCAATACCGTGGCACTCGCGCCACAAAATGCGAACCACGATTACGTGGCGCGGACAGTAAATCTGTTCAATTTCGAGGGATTCGACGTACGCGTCGTGCTCGTAGATGGTGAGCCTTGGTTCTCCGCCAGCGACGTTGCCGCGCGCCTTGGCTACACCAACCCTCAGAAAGCAGTGCGCGATCACTGCAAAAGCCCGCGCCCAGTGGGGGTGAACGATTCGTTCACCCTTGGGCCATCGGCAAACATCATCCCTGAACGTGACGTCTACCGGCTGGTCATGCGCTCCAAGATGCCTCAAGCCGAACGCTTCGAGGAATGGGTGGTGGGCGAAGTTCTGCCCAGCATTCGCAAAACCGGTGGATACAGCGCCCCTTCCCAGCCCGCAGACCTCAGCAAGCTGGAAATCCTCCAGATGGCCTTGGAGTCGGAGAAGGCCCGCGTCCTGCTCACAGTCCAGGTCGAGGCCCAGGCCAAGAAGATCGACCACCTGGAGAACCTGTTCAAGGAAGGCATGAGCCACGTCCAGTTCTGCAAGGGCCTAAATGGGGTCAACGTGATGCAGGTCGGCCATTTCCTTGAAGGCCGAAACTGGCTCTACAACGAGAGCAAGTCCGGAACCCGGTACCGCGTCGGCTCATACGCCCGCGACAAGTACATGACCGAGCATCAGCAGGAGATCACCCCGCACGGGAAAGAGGCGTTCATCAGCTACACGCCGATCCTTCTCCGCAAGGGCGCCGTGCGCCTGTACGAGCTGTACCTGGCCGGCCAGCTGCCCATGAAGAAGAACTGGGACGGCCTACACACCCACGACAAGGCCGTGCGGGGTGCAGCATGAGAAGCCGTGAGCAAGATCGCCAGCAGTGGCAAGACCCCGACTTCAACAAGTGGCTGGATGAAGTCATATCCGACGCTGGCCATATCGTTTGGGATGCGATTCCCGATGTTGGTTCGGCCTGGAATGGCTGGGATGCTGCGAAGGCTGCGCTTGGCTACTACTGCCCAGCCTGCAACGGTTCCGGCGAGGAAATCCACGTCACCTATCACGGCCCTAATTCTTTTGAACGCCTCGGCCACTGCACCGCCTGCAACGGCGATGGGAGGACCTCGGCAGCACTTGCCGTCGCGAGTGAGCGTCTAGTCAGCGAAACCGCGCACCGTGGCGACCTTCAAGCGAAGGTCTGGGGCCTTCAGGCGGAGATCGACAAGCTCAAAACCGATAACGAGGCGTGGGGGCTTACCGTTGAGGCTGAGCGTCGCATCAAGCGCGGCATCTCCGACGAGAACGAGGCGCTGCGCATGCAAGTCAAGGAGCTCGACCTGTTGTTTGGGCGATACCTGCTTGGCATGCGTGCCGCCGTTGTGGAGTGGCAGAAAGGGAATGGTGCCGACGCCGCGATGCAGTGGATCTGGAACGGCTTGCGTGGCCCTGGCGAGCTGCCTCCTGAAGAAGAAACGCAGGCCCAGGCCTACTTCGACCGTGAGGTGGTGAAGATCGAGGAAGGCCTGGAAGAGGTGTACGCCTACCGGGACAAGCGCCGTGCTGAAAAGGACAAGGAGCGCGGACAATGAGCATGGAACTGATGGTCAAGGCCATGAAGACCAAGGTCGGCAACCCGCTGCGCAAGCTGGTGCTCATAAAGCTGGCCGACAACGCCAATGACATGGGCGAGTGCTGGCCATCATACCAGCACGTTGCCGATCAGTGCGAAATCAGCAAGCGCTCGGTCATGAACCACATCAACACCCTGTGCGGTGCCGGCCTGTTGCGTAAAGAGATCCGCAAGGGCGGACCAAAGGGCAACTCCTCGAACGTCTACTACCTGACCTTGAGTGGTGCAGGAGATTCACTAGGGGTAGTGCAGGAGATTCACCAGGGTAGTGCAGCAGGTTCACCCCCTAGTGCAGCAGATTCACTAGCGGGTAGTGCAGGAGCTGCACCCAGAACCAGTCACTCTTTTGAATCAGTAAAGGAACCAGTCACTGAACCAGTTGCGACCCAGGCTGAAGCCGTGGTCGCGGAGGGTATCGTGGTTCCGTTTACGGCTCAGCAGCCGCGTTGCGAGATCCCGGCAGATATGCCAGGGCCGAAGGACCAGTCCTGCAAAACCTTCAAGGCCTGGGCCAACTACGCCATGGCGTACCGCAAGCGCTACCACGCGTGGCCGGTATGGAACGCCAAGGCAGGCGGGCAGGTTGGGCAGCTGATCAGCCGCCTCGGGATCGACGTGGCTCACCATGTGGCCGCGTACTTCCTGACGATCAACGACGCCCGCTTGATCAACGGCTGCCACAACCTAGGCGACCTGCTGGCCAAGGCCGAGGCCTACCACACCCAGTGGGTGACCAACCGTCAGATGAATGCCACGACTGCCCGCCAGCAGGAGCAGACCCAGGCCAACATGAACGCGGCGCAGGAGGCGGCAGAGGCGATCCGCAACGGACAGGGAGGTAAGCGCAATGCTTTCCTCTGACCAACAAGCCGAACTCGCCGTGGCCATCTGCGCCACTGCCGAGGCGATGGGTCAGGCAATCAGCGCTGGAGGCGCTCAGCTCATCGCTGAGGACCTTTCGGCGTATGAGCCTGGCGTCATCATCGGCGCACTGCGTGCGTGCCGTAGAGAGCCTGCTGGGCGCCTTTCGCTCGGCATGGTCCTCAAGAACATCCACGCGGCAGACACCCGCCCAGGCAAGGACGAGGCGTGGTCCATCGCCCTGGCGGCCAGTGACGAGCACGAGACCGTGGTGCTCACCACTGAAATCCGTCAGGCCATGATCGCATCCGCTCCGATCCTTGAGGCTGGCGACAAGATCGGCGCCCGGATGGCGTTCATGAGCGCCTACGAGCGCCTGGTCAGCTTCGCCCGCGCCGAGGATCAGCCGGCCAAGTGGGAGGTCTCGCTGGGCTACGACCAGGGCCGCCGCGTGACCGCGATCGAGTCGGCCGTCCGCGCCCAGCTCATCACCCATGAGACCGGGGCCAAGTACCTGGCCGACCTGCGCATCGCGCCAATCACCCAGGACGGCCAGGCCATTGCCGGCCTGTTAACCGGCGAGGTGCGCCCGCAGGCCAGCGCCAAGACTCGGGAAAAGCTCGCCGAGGTGCGCTGCATCCTCAAGGCTGCCAAGGCCAAGAAAGACCGCGAGCGCGCCAAGGAAGACCAGCGCCGGCGCATCGAAACCTACCTGCGAAAGCGGCAGACACGCGCTGCAGTCGCTCAGTTAAACATCAAGCGCGCCGGGCAGCCGGCCGGGGAGGGGGTATGAGCCTGACAGATCGCGAGCTCATCGAGTTCGCAGCAAACGCCATTGGCGCGACCGCCCATGAGCCTTCATTCAAGGGCGACATCCGCAAGTTCACGGCCGCAGGGTTCAGCGGCTGGTTCAGCCCGCTGGATTTCAAAGAACAGGCGCTGACCCTTGCCACGAAGCTACGCCTCGACGTCGAGTTCTGGGACGGCTTCAAGCAGGTCGTATGCCGTAGAAGCCAGGACAAGGAGAACTTCGAGATGCACGGCATCGTTGGCTATGGCCAAGGCACGGACCCGCATCCGACGGGTGAGAACGTGGCCCGAGCAATCCTGATTGCAGCAGCGAACATCGGCATGCGCATGCAGGAGAAGCACTGATGGACACCAACAAGATGCGCGATGCCTTCGAAGTGGCGCTGGCCAAGCAGGCAGCCGAGGAAGGCTTCGCCAAGCCAAGTCTGCGCCGGAACAAGAACAACGGCGACTACGTCGACCCGTTTGAACAGGCTGCATGGTGGGGCTGGCAGGCCTCCCGCGAGGCCGTGGTGGTGGAGCTGCCGAAGTTTGAAGACTACCCGGCCAGCATGGAGCGTGACATGCGTGAGTCGCTGCGTGCCGCCATCGAGGCCCAGGGCCTGAAGGTGAAGCCATGACCGAAGTCCATCGCTACAAAGTCGTCAAGATGCTTTCCGAGGGCGGCAACCGGATCAGCTACGACCCACACGGACCCGGGGTGGTAATGGCAGAAGCCTATGACCAGCTCAAGGCCGAGAGCGAGGCGCTGCGCAAGGATGCCGAGCGGTATCGCTGGCTGCGGGTCGAAAGCCGGCCAGCGGCAGAGCTGGATGCAGTGTTCAACACCTACGGCGTGCCAGTGGATGAAGCCATCGACGCCGCCAGTGCCAAGGAGTCGAGCCATGACTGACTTCGTGATGCACAGCATGGCCGACGCCAGCCGCCTGTTCGGCCTGCTCCAGGCCCAGGACTTCACCAAGCCCAAGAAGATCGTCATCAAGGACCAGGACCGCAGCGGCGAGCAGAACAAGAAGCTCCACGCCTGCCTGAGCGATATCGCCAAGCAGGTCGAGCACGCCGGCAAGAAGTGGGACGTCCTGATCTGGAAGCGCCTCCTGACGGCCGCCTGGCTGCGCGAGGCGGGCGAACAGCCTCAGCTGATACCTGCGCTCGACGGCAACGGCTTCGATGTCGTGTACGAGCGCACAAGCCAGCTCAGCGTGAAGCAGTGCGCGAGCCTGCTGGAGTGGATTCAAGCGTTTGGAGCCGAGCACCAGGTGCGTTGGAGCCAGAAGGATCTGTGGGAGGGGCGTTACTGATGATCCACCAATGCGAATGCCACCGCTGCATCGAAGAGCACCGGTTGGGCATGGAAGGTCCATTCGGCTGGGTGCCGTTGTCGTCCACAAAGATGATTCTGTGCCCGGTGTGCGGCTGCAAACGCTGCCCACATGCGAGCGATCACAGGCTGGCTTGCACCGACAGCAACGAACCTGGCCAGCCTGGGAGCGTTTACCAATGACTGCTCAGAAAACACCGAAGCCGAAGAAGTGCAAGGCACCAGGTTGCGGCAAGCCCTTCAAGCCGACCATGACCACGCAGAAGGTGTGCAGCATCGCCTGCGCCAAGGCCATGGCCAAGGACCCGAAGCTTCAGAAGATCGCGGCCAAGGCTATCACCAAGCAGGCCCGCCAGGACCTGCAGGAGCGCCGGGAGAAGCTGAAGACCCGCCGTGAGCACATGGCCGAGGCGCAGACGGCGTTCAATGCCTACATCCGCGAGCGCGACGCTGGCTTGCCGTGCATCAGCTGCGATTCGAACCCAAGCGACCACGACCTCATCACCGGCAGCCGCTGGGACGCCGGCCATTACCGGTCGGTGGGCGCCTGCCCGGAACTGCGCTTCGAGCCGCTCAACGTCCACCGCCAGTGCGTGAAGTGCAACCGGAACCTGTCGGGTAACGCGGTCGAGTACCGCATCCGGTTGGTGAAGCGCATCGGCGCCGAAGCCGTGGAGTTCCTCGAAGGGCCTCATAAGCCCCAGCGCCTGACCATCGAAGACCTGCAGGCCATCAAGGCCCTGTACAGGCAGAAGCTCAGAGACCTGCGAAAGGAGGCTGCATGAATTGGACACCAACCGACACCGGCCAGCTCCTGCTGCTGGCCATGGCCATCTTTGGCGCCTACTGCATCGTGCGGGGCATGCGGGTATCGAATCGACGGAAGAAGGAGCAGGGCCAGTGAGCTATCAGAACGTGGTATCAGCAGTAGTTCGCGCCCTGGCGGCCGAGACCATCAACAGCGCTGGCGGCTGCGAGTTCGAGCCAAAGGTTCAAGCCGCGAAGCAGAAGGGTGAGATTGTCGGAAAGGAGGCGGCTTTCCTCATGGACTGCTGGGTGTTCGGCCGGCTGCACAAGAACCTCAGTGAGGAACAGTGGCGGCACCTGGTGGCGAAGTACTCGACGCATGTCGACCGCAAGCACGCAGCCATCGAGGAAATCACCCGGACCCTTCGTTCTCCAGCACCCAAACGCTTCCGCCACTGCGCGATCCTGACCTGGGCCATGCCCAAGCTGCCCGGGGTGGATGGCAAGCGCAGCACCAGCGTGCTGCCAGCTGCCTGGTACGAGATGGACAACTGGAGTAACGAGCCGCACCCGATCAAGACGCAGGAGCGCTGGCGGCGCGACATCCGCAAGGCTCTAGACGGGGAAGTTGACAAGGCTTTGGTCGAGGCTCAGCACATTCTCGAAGATGAAGGCCTTTTAGTGGCAAATGTGGCTTGACGGTGAGTGAGCCAATGAGCCAATATATCTCCATCCTGTCGTTCCTGCGTGTGTGAGGATGACAAATCAAACCCGGCCACTGTGTCGGGTTTTTTATTGCCCGAAATAGGGCCTCAAGAGGCCCCTGATTCCCAAGGACACCCCTATGGCCGAACCAACAAGCGCCGCCGCGAGCGTAGTGCTGGGCAAGTACGGGGTGGTGATGGCTGCATTCATCGGCTCGATCCTGTCGCTTGGCTTTCTGAAGGATCTGACCCGCTTCCAGGCCGCTACTGCGGTCGCCACTGGCTTCGGCTTCTCGGTCTACCTGACCCAGCCCGTCACCGCCTGGCTTGCCCCAAAGCTTGAGCTTGCGGTCACCGATGATCTGCTGTGTGGAGTAGCGTTCGTGCTTGGCCTCACCGCAATGAACATCATCCCTGCGATCAAGGCTGCCATGGGGTCGTTCGTCACGGCGCGAGGTGCCTGATATGAACAACATCCTGGTTTCAGCGATGACCGCCCTGGACGTGTTCCTGTGCGTCATGGTCGTGCTCGCTGCCTGCGATTACCTGCGCAAGGTCCGCCCGGTGGATCAGCCACTGCTGAGCATCGCCTTCTACCTGGTAGCCATCGGCGGATTCGGTGCGTTCATCACATCCCTGCAAGGGCACTGGGTCAACCCATTCGGCGTGATGCTTCACGCCGGGGTGGTCGCCTATGCCTGGGCCCGTCGCGGTCACGTCTTCAGCTGATCCGCGCCACAAAATCGAGGTGCGCCGTTTCGTGGCGCGGAGAACCACATGACCACCATCGCATACAAGGACGGCGTGATAGCCTACGACTCCCGGCAGACCCGCAGCGGCTCGATCGTTTCGGATGACGCAGTCAAGCATCAGGTCGTGGATAGCGTGAGCTTCTTCCTTTCCGGCGCTGTATGCGACGAGAAGGCCCTGATCGCGGCCTACTTCGGTACGCCATCACCGGTTCCTGTCGAGTGCTCGGGCTATGTGGTAGATGGCGGAAGGCTGCAGATGGTCGGCCATGACGACAAGACCGGCGTATGGCGTCAGGATCTCGACCCGACCAACCCTGATGCGATTGGCAGCGGGTATGCCTATGCCCTGGCTGCAATGGACATGGGGGCAAGCGCTGAGGAAGCGGTGCGCGCCGCCATGAAGCGTGACATCTACACCGGCGGGAAGGTTCGCACAGTTCGAATCGCCCGCGATCAGTAAGGATTCGACATGAGCACCAAGCAACCCGACTGGGAGGCGATCGAACGAGCCTACCGGGCCGGGTCGCTTTCGGTTCGCGCCATTGGGGAATCTCAAGGCGTGAACCACGCCACCATCCTCAAGCGCGCCAAGAAGGAAGGGTGGGCGCGTGACCTGACCGAGCAAGTCAGGATAGCGACAAAGCAGAAGGTAACCACATCGGTAACCAGCACCGGTAACCAGTCACCGCCGGTTACTGATGCCGATATCATCGACGAAGCATCCAGCCAGGCAGCTGCTGTAGTTCTCGCTCACCGTACTGGCTTGGCCAACTGGCGCTCAATCGCTGACAAGCTTTCGGTTGCACTGGCAGGGATGGATGTCGACGAAGACAACCTTGGCGACTTCTCCCGGGCGCTGAACGCTGGCGTCGATGCGCAGCTCAAGGTCATCAAGGGCGAGCGCCAGGCGTACGGCCTGGATAGCGAAGAAGGCAACAAGACCGTCGATGATCTCGCCGCCCTGATGGATGAACTCTCGAAGGACGCCTGACCTAAGGGCTCGGGTGAGGTATGATTGATGGGTGCAGCTAGGCCGGCCAGCCGAAGAGGAGTTCACCGACTCCCTGCTGCATATCCCCCATTCGGTGCAGCTATACGGTGATAGCTATGAAGTCCAAGTACGAGATCATCAATAACCCTATTGATATCGAGTTGCTGAGGTCTGACCTCGATTACAACCCGGGAGATGGGTCCTTTACCTGGAAGGCCAGGTCGAGAGATAGGTTCGCCAGTGATCGGGCATTCAATATCTTCCATGGAAAATACGAAGGCCGTCCGGCTGGCTCGATTAAAACCAATAAAGACGGACACTCATCCTGCGTGATAAGGATCGATCGCATCCTGTTCTATGCGCACAGACTTGCATGGGCTTATGTGCATGGTGAGGCGCCGGCCGCCTTGGATCACATAAATGGAGACGCCACCGATAACCGCATTTCCAACCTGAGGCCCGCCACGCTTTCTGTGAATAACCGAAATGCAGCGATGAGCAGGGCCAACACTAGCGGTATCAACGGAGTCGTCTACCTGAAAGACAAGCGCAGATGGCGAGCTCAGGCTACTGAGCTGGTTGATGGGGCGAGAAAGAACATCAACATCGGCACTTTCGCCACAAGGCGGGAGGCAGCTGAAGCGCGAATTGCCTGGAATGAGCAAAACGGCTATTCCGACAGGCATGGAGAGTCAGCGCAATGTCTTTGTCCAAGGAGCACATTGAACGGCTGAGAGACAAGTTCTGGAGGCTCAATAATCTTTACATGATCACAGATAAATCTGGCAAAAAAGTCAGATTTAGAATGACATCAGAGCAGATTGAGTATTTTAGCGGACTCCACACCCGCAACATCATCCTCAAGGCTCGGCAGTTGGGGTTCACGACCCTGGTCTGCATCGTCCAGCTGGATGCCGCGCTGTTCGAGGCCGCCAAGTGCGCCCTGATCGCCCATACCCTGAACGACGCCAAGCGCCTGTTCCGGGAGAAGGTGAAGTACGCCTACGATCACCTGCCCAAGGAGATCAAGGCAGCCAACCCGGCGCGCAACGACGCCGCGGGTGAGTTGGTCTTCAGCAAGGGCGGGTCGCTCTACGTATCCACCTCGTTCCGGGGCGGCACGCTGCGCTACCTGCACGTTTCCGAGTTCGGGAAGATCTGCGCCAAGTTCCCGCACAAGGCGCGGGAGATCGTCACCGGTGCGTTCGAGGCTGTTGCCGCCGAGTGCTTCGTCACCATCGAATCGACGGCTGAAGGACGGGCCGGGTATTTCTTCGACTATAGCCAGTCAGCCGAGAAGCAGCAGCTGGCCGGCGTGCCTCTGGGCCTGCTGGACTGGAAGTTCTTCTTCTTCAGCTGGTGGCGAAACCCTCTCTACTCGCTGGATCCGACCGACGTCACGATCCCGGACCGCTTGACCAAGTATTTCGACGAGTTGAGCGCCAAGCACGGCATCGTCACCAGTCCAGGCCAGCGCGCCTGGTACAGCGCAAAGGAAAAGACCCTCGGCGACGACATGAAGCGGGAGTACCCGTCGATCCCTGCCGAGGCATTCCAGCAGACGATCGAAGGCGCGTACTACGCCAAGCAGTTCACCAAGCTCTACGCCGCCCAGCGCATCGGCAAGCTGCCAGACAACAGCCACCTTCCGGTGCACACCTTCTGGGACATCGGCGTGGGCGACTCCACGGCCATCTGGTTCGTCCGGATCGTCGGCGAGGAGTACCACGTTGTCGACTTCTACCAGAACAGCGGTGAAGGCCTGCGGCACTACATGAAGGTGCTGAAGGATCGCGGCTACGAGTACGGCGAGCACTGGGGGCCCCACGACATCGACAACCGGGAATTTGGTAGCGACGGCAAGACTCGACGCGAACTCGCGCGAGAGGGCTACGAGATCGACGGCCAGGTGTATCGGATGACCTTTCAGGTGGTGCCGAAGCTCGGTGTTGACGAAGGCATCGAGCAGGCACGGGAAATCCTCCCGAACTGCGCTTTCGACGAATCCAAGTGCGAGGAGGGCATCACCGCCCTGGAGAGCTACCGCAAGGAGTGGGACGACAAGCGCGGGTGCTGGAAGGACAAGCCCCTGCACGACTGGTCTTCCCACCCGGCCGACGCCTTCCGCTACTTCGCCGTGGCCAAGACCAAGCGCTCCGTGGTCAAGCACGTCCCAATCTCGTTCACTTTCTGAGGCCATCCATGCCTAACTTCCTCCCCCGGGCAGAGTACTCGGAGGCCTTGCCCGGCTGGCAGCTGGTCAAGCGCTGCGTGGCGGGCGCCCGCGAGGTGCGCAAGCACGACGAATACCTGCCGATGCCTGACCCGGAGAACAAGTCCCCGGAGAACCAGGCGCGGTACAAGCAGTACAAGAAGCGGGCGATGTTCCTGAACATCACCGGGCGCACGCGCACCGGCCTGCTGGGCGCCGTATTCCGCAAGACTGCCGAGCTTGAGCTGCCCACCGGCGTCGATTACCTGAAAGAGAACGCCAGTGGCGACGGCACGAGCCTGGAGCAGCTTTCCAAGGATGCCGTAGGGGAATGCCTGGACGTTGGCCGTGGCGGGTTCCTGGTGGACTTTCCGGCCGTTGAAGGCGTGTCCTCAATGGCGGACATGCAGGGCCGGCGCGCGCTGATCCATCACTACGGCGCCGAGTCGATCATCGACTGGGATGAGCAGGTGATAGATGGCGTGAAGCGCCTAGTCTACGTCTGCCTGCTCGAATGCGTGTCGGCGTTCAGCCCGGACAGCCTGGAGCGCACCACTGATACCCAGTACCGCGTGCTTCTGCTGGTCGAAGGCCGTTACGAGCAGCGCGTCTACAGCAAAGACGGGAACAGCTACACCGCTGTCCAGCCGCTCGACAAGAATGGCCGGCCCTTCGACCACATCCTGTTCAGCTTCTACGGCTCCCAGAACAACGACTCCAGCATCGACAAGTCGCCTCTGGAAGACCTGGCCGACGTGAACATCCTGCACTACGGCAACAGCGCCACGGTGGAGGAGAGCGGGTTCATCAGCAGCCAGCCTACGCTGTTCATCACCACGGACATCAGCGCCGATGACTTCGCCAAGCTGAACCCGAACGGCATGCACATCGGCTCGACCCGCGGCTACAACCTCGGCAAGAGCGGTACTGCGACCCTCGTCCAGGCAACCGAAAGCCAACTGGCTCGCACGCTGCTGAAGGACAAGGAAGAGCAGATGCTGATGATCGGCGCGCGAATCGTCCAGAAGGCGGGCGGCGCCGAGACGGCTGAGGCGGTGCGCATTCGCTACAGCTCGGACAACAGCGTGCTGGGCACCATTGCCGGCAACGTTTCGGAGGCCCTGAAGCGGGCCATTCTCGACGCCGAGCGCTTCATGATGGGCGAGCCGGACGATGCCGGGACAGTGTTCTGGCTCAACCAATCGTTCTTCGACGAGACGATGACCGCCCAGGACATCCTTGCCCAGGTACAGCTTTGGCAGCAAGGCATCATCGCCAAGTCCGACCTGCGCACCAACCTGCGCCAGGGCGGCGTGCTTGAGGCAGACCGAACTGACGAGTTGATCGACGATGAACTGGCCCAGCAGCCGCCGGTGACCGGCAACGACACCGGAGGCGGTGAGGATGAGCAGTGACGGCTACCTGTCCGACGCAGCGACTCGCCACCAGGTCCACGTGCAGCGCTACGCCGGGGGAAGCCTCAAGCGCCTGGCCAAGTTCATCACCAAGGCCATCAGCACCGCCAAATCGCGCGTATCAGAAGGATTGAGCCGATACGGCACCCAGCGGTACGAGAAGCAGATCCAAGAGCTGCAGGGTGAGCTGGCGGACGTGTACGGCGAGATGAAGCAGCAGGCCGTGCTGGACCTTGCTGAATTCGGTGGCTATGAGGCCGAGTTCAACATGACCCTGCTGGGCAAGGTCGTGAAGGCAGTCGTCCAGCTGAACAGGCCAAGCATCGAGCAGGTCGCCGCGGCGGCACTAGCCGACCCGCTCGACCTGGAGGTCGGTAAGGGTCGCCAGCGCATCAGCATCAATGGCGCGCTCGACCAGTACGGCACCAAGAAAAGCGCCGAGATCATCAGCGAGATTCGCATGGGGTCGGCTCTGGGCGAGACAACCGGCCAGATCAGCCGCCGGCTCACCTCACTGGGCGTCCAGCAGCGCGATCAGGCTCAGGCCCTGGTCAACACCATGACAAACCACATCGCCACAACGGCGCGTGTCGAAGTCCTCAAGGACAACGACGACATCCTCAAAGGGATGCGCCGGATAGCTACCCTGGACAGTCGAACCACGCTGTTCTGCATGAGCATCGACCAGACGATCATCCCGCTTGATGGTCCGAAGCCGCCGTATCACTGGCGGTGCCGGACCACGCTCATCCCGGTGCTCAAAGACGAGTTCGCCCGGGAGATACCAGGTTCAACCCGGCCCTCAGTCGGGCCTGACGGGGTAGAGCAGGTCAGTAGCAAGACCAGCTATAGCGAGTGGCTGGCCCGGCAGCCGGCTGCGTTCCAGAAGGATGTGCTCGGCCCTGAGCGCTACAAGCTGTTCAGCAAGGGCGAGCTGTCCATCGACCGGTTCGTGGACGACGACGGCAAGACCCTAACCCTCAAGCAGCTGCGCGAGCGTGAGCCCATGGCTTTCGAGCGGGCAGGCATGAACTGAACCGCGCCACAAATCATCCAGCCACCATTTCGTGGCGCGCATTTCCAAGCCCTGGCTGAGCCGGGGCTTTTTTGTATCCGCAGGCAGGGCCTGCTCAACGTCTCTGGGAGACAGCAATGACCTTGAAATTCCAACTGGACAGCCTCGAAGGCGTCGATGAATCCATCCAGTCCCTTTACGTCGAGAAGGACGGCAAGTTCGTCCTCGGCATCGACGGGCTCCCTCAGCAGGAAGACGTCACCGGCCTGAAGGCCAAGGTGGAGGAGCTCCTGGGCGAGAAGAAGGCTGCCGAGAAAGCCCGCCGTGAGGCCGAAGAAAAGGCGCGTGCCGAGGCCGAAGAGGCTGCCCGCAAGTCGGGCAACGTCGAGGAGCTCGAGAAGTCCTGGTCCGAGAAGTACAACCGCCGCGAGGCTGAGTTGAGCTCGGCGCTGGAAAGCGAGCGGAACACCCTGCAAGGCCAGATCCGGGATCTGACCGTGGGCCGCACCGCTACCGAGATCGCGACTGCTCTGGCCGTGCCAGGCAGCGCCAAGGCATTGCTTCCCCACATCGAACGCCGGCTGAGCGTCGAGCAGCGCGACGGTAAACCCACCGTTGTCGTGCTGGACGCGGCCGGCAAGCTCTCGGCGGCAACGCTGGACGAGCTGAAAGCAGAATTCACCAACGATCCGGCCTTCGGTCCGCTGATCGCTGGCAGCAAGGCATCTGGCGGCGGGGCCGGGGGTGCCGGAAAAGGCGGCGGGGCCGCAAGAGGCAACATCGGCGGCACCAAAGAGGAACGCACGGCGGCGCTGGCCAGCCGGTTCCCAGACCTTCCATTGAAATAAGGAAATACACCCATGTCCCTGTCGCAAATGCAGGTTTTCAACGAATACATCATGCCGGCGACCATCGAGACGCTGGATCAGATGCTCGTTGCGTTCAACGCCGCCAGCCGCGGCGCCATCGTGCTATCCCCGGACGGCTTCACCGGCGACTTCCTGCAGGAGTCGTTCTTCCAGACCCTGGCCGCTGCCCAGCGCCGCGTGGATCGCTACGCTGTCAACGGCGACGCGCCGATCACCGACCTGACCGAGCTGAAAAATACCTCGGTCAAGGTAGCTGGTGGCTTCGGTCCGATCCGCTACGAACCTTCGCAGATGACCTGGCTGGAGCGCCCGACCGCCCAAGGCATCGAGGTCGCGTCCCGCGCGTTCGCCGAGATCCTGCTGAAGGACCAGTTGAACACCGCAATCGCCGCCCTGGTCGCCGCGATCACTGCCCAAGCCGCCGCCGTCAACGACGTGTCGGCCACCGCCGGCATCACCTACGCGGGCCTGAACAACGCCCACGCGAAGTTCGGCGATGCGAGCCAGAACTTGGTCACCCAGGTGATGCAGGGCACCACCTACCACAAGCTGGTCGGTCAGAACCTGGCCAACCAGCAGCAACTGTTCCAAGCCGGCAACGTCCGTGTGATCGACATTCTGGGCAAGGTTTCGGTTGTGACCGATGCCCCGGCTCTGATGCAGGACGGCACCCCCGACAAGGAGATCATCCTGTCTCTGGTCCAGGGTGCGGCTCTGGTGCACGACGGTCGCGACATCATCAGCAACGTCCAGACCACCAACGGCAAGGAGCGGATCGAGACCACGCTGCAGACCGACTACACCTTCGGCCTGGGCCTCAAGGGGTACACCTGGGATGTGACCGCCGGCGGTAAGTCTCCGACCGATGCCGAACTGGCCACTGGGACGAACTGGGACAAGACCGCCACCAGCATCAAGCACACCGCTGGTGTTGCTCTGATCGGTGACGCCTCCAAGTAACCCTGATGGCGGGCTGGGCCGATGGCTTGGCCCGCTGAGGACGTGAGCATGAGCAAGAACAACATCTGGTACTTGGCGGGCCCGTTCCACCAGTACCAGGAAGACATCAAAGCGCTGGCCAAGGAAAACGGCTTGGTCATCGTGGATGCCAACTCTTCCGAGAGCCGGCGTGGAGAGGCCAAGTTCGTGCCCGAGGTGACCATTCGCCCCGAGCTGACCCAAGTATCCGTTCTGGTTGAGCCCGGGGCACTCAGCCAGGAAGCTGTCGATCGCCTGAAGGCTGAACTCGCATCCATCGGGTTGATCGTTGAATCGTTCGCCGTTCAGAGCCTGGATCGTCCGGCGGGCGAGTTAGGTGAAACCGCATCGCGCCTGTTCGAAGTGCTTGAGGCGGTGAACGCCGGAATCTCCAGCCTGCAGCGTGAGCGCGACGGTGAAGTCGAGAAGGCCAGAGTGCTGCAGAAGCAAGTGGATGACCTGCTGGCCCAAGCAGCCAAGCGTGAGTTCGAGGACGAAGAAAGCCGCGAGGCCAAAGAGGTCGCCGAGCTCAAGGCCAAGCTGGACGCTGCTGGCGTCACCTACCGCGCCAACGCCTCGAAAGAGTCGCTGCAGAAGCAGGTCGCTGAACTCGGCCAGCAGTAATCCCGGGGCTGCGGCCCCACTCATTCAAGCGGAGGCCTGATGGCTACCTACATCACCGTGGCCGACGTGGATGGCATCCTCGGGGCTGGCTGGGCAGCTCCAGAGCTGAAGGACGAGGCGGTGTTCGAGGCGAATGCCTACCTGACCGCGCTCAACCTGATCGGCATCGACATGGATGACATTCCTAACGACGTGAAAGAGGCTGGCGCCCGACTGGCCAAATGCGCGTCTCAAGGGAAGCTGTACCAGCAGCAGACCGAAGGATCGCTTGAGGCGAAGACCGTCAAGGCTGGGTCGGTATCGACCAGCAAGACCTTCGGCTCGATCGACAAGACCAGCACTGTCGCCCAGCCAGCCTGTGTGCAGTTGGCTCTGGCCCTGCTCACTCCCTGGCGTAGCAATCCATTCGCGTTCCGCGTGTCGAGGGGGTAGGCATGGGTCTCCGCGATGATATCCAGGCCGACCTGGCCGAAGCATTTGACGATGATCTGGCCGATGCCGTGCAGGCCTTCACCGGCTCCTACATGGGGCCGGGCGTCTGGGATCCGGTCAGCGAGACCACCACGGCCCAACCCGTGACCTACACGGGGCGCGGAGTGCTCGACAGCTACGACAGCCGGCGCATCGACGGTCTGAACATCCTGGTAGGCGATGTGCTGCTGATCTGCCTGGCCAACGAGGTCACCGACAAGCCGGCTGTTGGCCACGAAATCACCGCCAACGACCTGATCACGGGCGAGCCGGTGAAATACCGCATCGTCAGCCCCGGCATCGACCCGGCCAAGGCCCACTACGAGATCCAACTGAGGAAGTGACCATGGCCAGGGGAAGAGGTTGGAGCACGCCACCAAGCGCATTTGCTGGGGTGGTGGAAGATGCGCTCACTCAGCGCTCCAGGGCGATAGCCATGGCAATGCTTGGCGAGATCGTGTTGCGCTCTCCGGTCGGTAACCCTGATCTATGGAAGAGTCCACCGCCCCCTGGTTACTCCGGCGGGAGATTCAGGGGAAGCCACATTGTCAGCATTGGCAGTCCCGTTTACACGCAGACGAACAAAATTGACAAGGTCGGAGCAGAAACAATCGCAGAAGGGCAACGGCAGCTTTCAGGCCTGGAGCCCTTCACGGTCATTTACATCCAGACAAACTTGCCTTATGCCGAAAAGCTTGAGGATGGTCATTCGACCCAGGCGCCTGGCGGTATCTATGCAGTGTCCTTCAACGGCGTATCGCAGGCCTACTCATGACCTTTGAACAGATCCGCGCCATTGTCATCGGCCGCATGCAGCAGTGGGCCGGAATCCCCGCAGACGCTGTCGATTACCCGAACCCGCCGAAGCCATTTAACCCGGCGGGTCGTGCCATTTGGGCCCGCCTGGCGGATGTTCCAGGCCTGAGCAGCACGCCAGAGGTCGGCATCGGACCATGCGTGCGTCAGACCGGCATCGTCATCATCCAGCTGTTCGTGCCGAGCTATAGCGGCACCCTGGCCATCACCCGGGCGGTCGACACGCTGGTCACCCAGTTCCAGTACTACAGCGCCACGGAAGGCCCGTTTGACTTCTTCGAGGCATCCCCGCAGGTCGTCGGTGACGACGGCAACAACTGGTACCAGGTCAACGTCCGGGTGCCATACCGGGCCTACTGAGCCCGCCAATTTCTGCCGCAAGGCAACCAAACGCGCAGCCTAGGCCCGTACAGCCGAACGGTGGATGTTCGTTCATCCGTCCGCCCCGGCTGCGTATCTATTCGCCTGATGAACGAGGTGTTGTAGATGATCGAGAACAACGTCATTCCGTTTCACTACCAAGGGCAGGCCGTTCGCTTCAATAGCGAGGGCTGGATCAATGCCACTGATGTGGCAAAACGCTTCGGTAAGCGCCCGGTCGATTGGCTGAAGCAGGACGAAACCAAGCAGTACATGGGTGTTCTGGCCGAAGCGCTTAATTGTGATCCTGAGTCACTTTTAGAAACGCGGCGAGGTCGGTACCAGAGCGGCACCTGGCTGCATCCGAAGCTGGGCGTGGCCTTTGCTCGATGGCTGGATCTGAAGTTTGCTGTATGGGCCGACCTGCACATTGATGCCCTGCTGCGCGGCGAACTGAACGAGAAGCAGCAATTTGACCGCGCCTGCCGTGCCCTTGATGACGCGAAGGCTGTTGCAAGCCTGAGTGGGCGTGAGCTGGCCCGCTGGCGCAACAAGAAGCCAGGCTTGGAGCACCAGGTCGAATACTGGCGCGACCAGCTGCAAATGACCCTAGGCCTCGACGCGGCCTGATCAGAACCCGACCAATGCACCGCCACATGGCGGTTTTTTTACGCCTATCGATAGGAGAAACCGCATGTCGAGCGGAGCCAAGGTCCAGCTGGCCTGGATCAAAGAAGCAACCCCCGGCGTCACGCCGGCCGGCGACTGGAACGTGCTGACGCGCATCAGCAACGGCCTGATGCCGACCTTCAACTCGGAAGAGAACAACGAAATCGGCTTCACCCGCATGTCACAGGGCACCGCCCAGACCACCGTGGACGTGGGCGGCGACATCGAGACGAAGTGGCGCTACGGCGCACTGGATGAGTTCATGGCCTCCTGCTTCGGCAAGGCCTGGGCGGCGAACGTCCTGACCATGGGCGACGACCGCATCACCTTCTCGATCGCGTCCTATGCGACCGACATCGGCGTATCGGCGATCGCCCGCGGCGTTCAAGTCGCGACCATGAACTTCGACTTCCCGGGCGACAACGAGGTTACGGTCACCACGACCATGGCTGCGCGGTCTTGGGATGACAAGGGCGACAACACCTCGTTCATCGTCAACGCCCAGCCCGAGACCAGCCAGCGCCGCTTCAGCTTCAAGGACATCAGCGGCCTGAAGATCAATGGCGTCCAGGTGGGCGAGGACAACGCCTGCGTCGACAGCTTCAACCTGCAGTTCGACAACGCCGTCCAGACCCAGCGTTGTATCGGCAACGGCAACCCGTACCCGGGCAACATCATTGCCACCACCTTCACCCCGTCCGGCGCGATCACCATCAGCTGGTCGAAGATGGCCTACGAGCTGTGGAAGGCCCAGAAGGGTAACGACGCGATCAGCTTGGAATTCACCATCGGCAACGCTGACGGTGGATACAAGTTCCTGATCCCAGAGATGGAAGTGACCGCCGACTGGCCTGATGGCGGCTCGACCGACATCATCCAGGTCGAACTGAACTACACCGCCCGCCGTGTTGCTCCGACCATCACCCGTCTGCCGGCGCCGATCGTTGTGGCTGCCGTGGACGTCACTCCGGCCACTCTGAGCCTGGCAGTTGGCGCTACGGGCGACCTCGAGGTCGTGGTCACCCCGGCCGGTGCCAGCCAGCAGGTCACCTGGACCAGTTCCGCCCCGGCAATCGCCAGCGTGAGCGAGACCGGCCTGGTCAAAGGCCTGACCGTCGGCACGGCCACTATCACGGCAACCAGCGCCGCAGACGGCACCAAGACCGACACCTGCGCTGTCACCGTCACCGCTTAACCCTTTGCCCGGCGCGCCCTGCGGTGTGCGTCGGGCCTTTTACCGCAGAGGAATACCATGGGCATCACCATTGCAAAGAAGCCTGAGCTGGACATCAACGGCGAGCGTTGGGTGCACTTCAAGGTTGGCCCGGACGGCCTGGCCGTGAAGTGCGAGAAGGGGCCGGACACTGCCTCGATTCTGGTCGCATCCATCGAAAACCCTATCTACAAGTCGCACCAGGCCGTGATCCGCCGGCACCTCGCCGCGCTGAACCAACAGGCCGGGGTTGGAACCGCTGGCTTCACCGTCGACTCCATCCCCGATGTCGAGCTCGAAACCGACGACGACCTGTTCATCGACCTGGCTGCGAAGCACCTGATCAAGGACTGGCAGGGCATCGATGTCGAAGAGCGCCCGGGCGAGCCAGCCAAGTACACCCCGCAGCTGTGCAAGGCGCTGATCGAGCAGCTGCCCAGCGTCTACTTCCTGGCCCTGCGCACTGCCCTGGACATCGCCAAGCGCATCGAGGAGCAGGCCCAGGCCACTGCGGAAAAGCAGTAGCGGCATATCGCTGGGGTAGGGACTGGGCCGGGCCGGAGAACGAGAAAAAGCGCTGGAAGCATGAGCGCCTCGGGCTGAAGGCCCAGGAGCCGCCCGAGATCGACGATGTGGTGGCCGAGATCCTTGAAGCCTACGGTCACATCGGCCGGTCCCGGCAGTACGTCGGCATGGTCGGCGCGCCGGCCCCGATCGCACCGTCTGCGATCACCGAATACCTCAACCGCTACCCCTCGGTGATATGCCGCGAAGAGTTCGACACCGCCATCTTCGCCCTGGACGACGAGTTCCGGAAGCGGTGGGATGAGCAGCAGGAGAAAGCGCAGGCTGAATCCGAAGGAAAGGGAAGGCCAAGGAAGCGCTGATGGGTTGGTACGTGTGTTAGATTCTGGCCATCTTTATGGAGGAAGCCATGAGTCGAACGCTATTGATCGCCGCCTTTATCTGCCTACCTGTTTCAGCCTTTGCCGCAAGCGGCGAAGAGACCTGCAAGAAAATATCTGCCATGGCTGGCAAAGCAATGGAGGCGCGCCAGAACGGCGAGCTACTTGAGGACGCCATGTCATCCGTTGGCGACCAAAGCAAATTCTCTGACGCCATGGTGGTAAAGGCGTACACCGCACCTGTCGCGAACAGCTCTGCCGGTAAGAAAAAGCTCGTGTCTGACTTCAGAAACGCGGCCTACGCCGAGTGTTACACGAACATCATCGAGCCAATGAAATGACAGAACCCGCTCCGGCGGGTTTTTTAATCCCCGGAGAAAGGTATGGCGCAGGAATCCCGCCTGGCGGTAACAATCGACTCGCGGGGCGCAAAGCGCAATGCGGACGATCTAACCGGGTCTCTTGAGCGCATGGAGCGCGCTGGCGATGCGGCAGCTGCATCTGCTGATGGCGTGAGCAGCAGCCTTGACGATCAGCGCAAGGAGCTTTCCCAGCTGCTGGGTCAGATCAACCCGACGGTTGCAGCGCTCGGTCGTCTTGACGACATGCAGGAGAAGCTGGCCAAGTTCAAGAAGGCTGGAATCGTCGAGAGCGATACATTCGTCGAGTACACGCAGCGTATCAACACGATGCGCGATGCTCTAGGCGACACTGCCGAGGGTATGAACAAGGCGGGAATGTCAGCCAAAGCCTACCAAGCTGCGCTACGCGGCGTCCCTGCGCAGTTCACCGACATCGCTGTTAGCCTCCAGGGCGGCCAGGCCCCGCTGACAGTTCTCCTGCAGCAGGGCGGACAACTTAAAGACATGTTCGGCGGGGTCGCTCCTGCCGCTAAGGCCTTGGGCGGATATATCCTTGGCCTGGTTAACCCGTTCACCGTTGCTGCGGCAGCAGCTGGTGCTCTGGCAGTGGCCTATTACAAGGGATCTGAGCAGTCTGATGCCCTGCGCAACAGCTTGATTCTGACAGGCAACTTTTCTAAGGCCTCCGAGGCACAGCTGATCAGCTTGGCCGAATCAGCCGACCAGGTGACAGGGACGTTTGGCCAGGCTGCTGGAGCCTTGGCGCAATTGACCGCCGCCGGCGAAAACACTACTGGGAATTTTAAGCTGATCACGACCACTGCTGTCGAGATGCAGCGAGTCACTGGAAAGGCCATAGAAGAAACGGTCGCCGAGTTCATCAAGCTTGGCAAGGATCCGGTCAAGGGTATTGTCGAACTTGACGAGAAATACCGATTCCTGACCGCGTCGGTGTATGCCCAAATCAAGGCCCTGTCGGATCAGGGCAACGCCGTGGCTGCTGCCGACTTGGCGGAGCGCACATACGCCGAGGCGATGGGGCAGCGCACCTCCAAGATCCGCGAAAACCTTGGCGTGATTGAGCGAGGATGGCTCAATATCAAGGACGCGACAAATGAGGTCCTTGACGCCTTTGCCAGTATCGGCCGCAAGAGCGCTGAGAGTGAGCAGTCGGCTATTACACGACTCCAGCAAGAGCTCGCCTACCGTACAAGTCTTCTTGATACAGGCTACGAAGATGACACCACCAGGTCTCGAATAGCCGAGATTGAAAAAGAGATCGCTCAGAAAAAAGAGATTCTCGACCTCAACCGAAAGACGTTGGAGGAGGAGGAGAAACGGCGGCGCATCCAGGAGGAAGGCCGGAAGGGGCTGGAAGCGCTGGATTCCTCCTACAAGAGTGCGCTGACACAAACGCAGCGCCTGAATAAAGATCTAACAGACCTCGACAAGGCAAAGGCAAAAGCTGTTGCAGCTGGCGTATTCACTGCTGCAGAAGAGGCCAAGTACGCCACCGCCCGCAAGAACATCGAGCAGGAAATCGCGGACATCAAAGCCCGCGAGGCGAAGAAGAACGCTCCGAAGAACGTCAACCGTGGCGTGGCCGAGGCGGAAAACACCTTCGCGCGCCTGTATGGCCAGTACGACCCAGCAGCCCAGGCCGCCCGGGCGTTGACCAAGGAACAGAGCCAACTCGATCTGGCGCTGAGCAAGGGCAAGATCACCCAGGAGGAGTACAGCAAGGCGCTGGCCCAGGCGTCGATCAACTACGCTGCTGCCATAAAAGGTGCCAAGGGCCTGACGGCTGCCGAGCAATATCGGGCGCAACTGGAGCGGCAACTGCAAACTGATCGTGAAGAAAATAGGGTCAATGCCGCAGCTGTCGGAACGGGCGACCTGCAAGCGGAGCGAGCAAGAAGTCAGATTCAGCTGGTCCGCGACACGAACACCACGATTCAGAATCTGATGACCGAGAGGGATCGGACTGAATCAGAAAGAGAAAAACAGGCCATCCAAAGGCAGATCGACCTACAGCGTGAGTACCTGCCTCAGCGCATAGCTGAGATGCAAAACGGTTGGGCGATGATGGACCAGGCCATGCTCAACCCGATCAACGGGTGGACGGCTGCCGTGCAGAACTTCGGTAACCAGGCGCGCGACATTGCCGGGCAAACGCAGTCGATCTTCTCCAACGCATTCAACACCATCTCGACCGATATCACCGACGCGATCATGAGCGGGCAGCTGTCCATGAGCACGCTTGGCGATATCGCTTCGAACGTGGTGCGCGAGATCATCGCCGGTTTCGTGAAGATGGGCGTGCAGATGGCGCTGAATGCTGCGCTGAACGCCACTCTCGGCACCGCTGCGGCCGGCCAGAGCATGATCCTGGCGGGTACCACGGCCACGGCCTGGGCACCGGCGGCGGCGATGGCATCCCTTGCAACGCTGGGCGCCAACTCCGTTCCTGCAGCGGCCGCGCTGACCTCGACCACTGCTCTGGCATCCAGCCTGGCCGTGATCCCGGGCTTCGCCACCGGTGGCTATGTGTCCGGCGCCGGTACCGGCACCTCCGACAGCATCATGGCCCGCCTGAGCGACGGCGAGTTCGTGGTGAATGCCAAGGCTACTTCGCGAAATCGAGAGCTGCTGGAGGCGATCAACTCGAATGAGCGGGTCTCATTCGCCAGCGAGAACTTGTCAGTGACCAAGGGCAGTAAGGGTCGCACAGAAGGCCAGCAGTCTGATGGTGGAGGGCGGCCTGTGACTGTTAACCAAGTCTTCAACGTGAACGGCGATGTGAGCCCTCAGACGGTCGCTATGATTGAGCAAATGGGGCTCAGGGTGGCGCAATCGTTCCGCCAGGACATCAACCGTAACGGCCCGATGATGCAGAGCATCCGCAAGAAAATTTAAGGTATGAGTATGGCGATCGAATGGCCAACTGAGGTATGCCCGGCGCAGATGAGCTGGGGCATGGTTTACAACAACCGCGACTTCAGCTCCACGCTGAATAACAGCCAGCAGATCGTGGGCTATCCGGGTTCGTACTGGAAATGCTCGATTTCGTTGCCACTGTTGACCCGCGACCGCGACCGTATCGTGACTGCTTTCATGGGGCGCCTGCAGGGCCGCTTTGGCACGTTCAAACTGCCCGCGTTCACCCGCCGGCGCACTGACAACATCGGCTCTCCCGTTGTGCTGGGTGGCCTCGCAATGGCTTCCCACATCACGCTCGGGGCTGTGCCGGTAAACCGGAAGGTCTTTAGTCAGGGCGACTACATCACCATTGATGGCGTGATGCATGAGGTGGTTGAGGACGTGGTTTCGAACGCGCAAGGGGTGGCGGTGCTGCCCCTCAACAGGCGCTTGCGAGCGGCCCTGATTTCCGGCATCCCGGTTGAGTATCGAAACCCTTACTCGATCATGCGCCTGTCTGAGGACAGCTACACCCTGTCGGTCAGGCCCGTGGTGGCTGAACTGACCATCGAATGCCGGGAGGCGTTTTAAATGGCATTGGTTTTCCCTTTCTCGCCGTCGGTGCTGAACATCATTGCCGCCGGCAACTTCACGCCGGTTTTCGCCTGCGAGCTGGATTTTGCCGACGGCATGGTCAGGGCGCACACGGGCACCGGCCAGCTGATCATCAACGGCTACGCCTACGACGGCGTTGGTACCTTCGGCGAAGTGGGCCAGGCCAGCGAAAGCGCTGATTCGGGCTCCTCTTTGTCCATCGATCTGACGCTGAATGGCCTGGACAGCTACATTCTTTCCCAGACCTCGGTCGCAGGCTGCCGAGGCCGGTCGGCCCGCCTGATGTTCGTCGTCTATGACGAGGCCGGGAATTACGCGGCCGACATCCTGTTCAGCGGCCGTATGGACGCGGCCAAGCTGTCCTACGGCGGCTCGACGGGCGACAGCTCGATCACGGTCACCATCATTGACCGGATGGCTGAGTGGAACCGGATTGGTACTGAGCGCTGGACCGACGAGAACCACCGCGCCCGTCATGACGGCGACCGCTTCTTCTATGCCGTCGCGCAGATGGCCGAATGGCCCATCTACTGGGGCGCCAAGAAAGACGCGCCGTCCTTCACCTACGAGTAAACGTCATGCGCTATCGAGACTGGCCCACGAGGCTGCACGAGACCATCCAGGCCGCTTTCGAGCGGCCTTTTTTGTGGGGCGAATTTGACTGCTGCCTGTTTGTCGCTGACTGCGCGGCGGCTATCTGTGGCGTTGATCCGGCGAAGGAATACCGCGGGCGATACAAGACGCAGATCGGTGCCAAGCGCGTGATGGCGTCGACGCACGGCTCAGTCGAGGCGGTGCTCGATACCTACTTCGAAAGGGTTGATGTGCAGTTCGCCCAGCGCGGCGACATCGTCAGCTTCGAGGGCGCGTCGGGGAAGTGCGTGGCAGTGCTGTGGAGTGACCGGTATTGGGCGGCTACTGAGCCTGGTGCTGCAGCCGTTGATTGTGAGCCCTTGGTGGCCTGGAGAGTTGAATAGTGGGCAAATCAATCAAGTCAGTCGTGAAGCTCGTCACCGCGCCGATCAAGGCGATGTACGACCCGGTGGGCGCGTTCAAGGATGTTTTTGGCGGCGTGCAGGGCGTCTTTGCGGGCCTGACCGGTGCCGCCAAGATTTCTGGCGCCCCAAGCTCCGAGCCAAGCTCGCAGACCGTTCGCTCGTCCAAAGCCCCGGTTCGCTTCATTCTCGGCCGGGCCAGCACCGGCGGCGTGCTCGCCTGGGTTCAGGAACAGTCTGGCGACCAGACCAGTGGAGAGTGGATTCACATCGTCTACGTGCTGTCCGAGGGCGCCATCGCGGGTGTCGATGAGATCTACGTGGATGAGCGTCCGCTGTCCGAACTGGGCGCAAACGCCACGTCCGAGGTGGTCATCGATCCGGCCCAGGTGAATGCATTCCTTCTGGCCAACTGCCCTGACTGGCGTCAAGAGCAGATCGGCCGGGGCCTGTCGTTTGTGCGCCTGTCGTTCAAGTACGATGCAGAGAAGTTCCCGTCCGGAATTCCTGATGTGCGCTTCGTGGTCCGCGGGCGCAACGACGTTTATGACCCGCGCAGCGGGGTAGCGGGTTATTCGGCCAACACGGCATTGCTGATCCTCTGGTACCTGCGCACCCGCTGCGCGATCCCTGACGACGAAATCATTTTTCAGTCCTTCGCGAGTGCTGCCAACGTCTGCGATGAAACCGTCGTTGGCCCGGACGGCAAGATCTCGCCCCGTTACTTCGCCGGCGCCGTCATTGGCGCAGATGAAAAGCGCAATACCGTCCTGGACAACCTGCTGTCGGCCTGCGCCGGAACGTTGATCCGGGTTGGCGGGCGTTGGTCGCTCCAGGTTGGGGCGTACTACGGTCCGGCCGACTTCACCATCAACGAAGACATGGTGATCGGTACCGTTGAGGGTACGACCGAGGTCAGCAACAGCGATGCCATCAACACCATGCGCGGGACCTTTGTTGATCCTGCTCAGGCTTGGGCAGAGACCGACTATCCCGAGGTCGCGATTCAGGATTGGATCGCAGCAGACGGTGGCGAGCTCGCTGAGTCGCAGTCTTTTGCCTATGTGACAGACGCCTACCTGGCTCAGCGGCTTGCAAACATCAGCCTGCGGCGCCGCCGCTCGGGTGGCTCCCTGGCCGTGCCGCTCAACTTCAACGGCTACAACTGCCGACCGGGGCGCGCAGTCAAAGTCGATCTACCTTCGCTGAACATCCTTGGCGAATTCATGGTCACCGAATGGACCATGGGCGCGGCCGATGCCTGCAAAGTGACCCTCAAGCCCTACGAGCAGGCCATCTTTGATGATGCTGTGGGCCAGCCCTACGACCCGCTGGGGTTCATCAACCTGCCCGTGGGCGGCCTGGCTGCTGTCACCGGCCTGGCCTGGACGCCCAACAGCGTGGCCGAGATCATCCAAGGCGTTCTCAGCTGGGTGCCCCCGGCGCAGACCGTGCTGAGCTACACGGTGACGATCCGCAAGGGCGCTGAGGTCGTCCAGTCGCTCAAGGTGGGCGGGGAGGCCGCAAGCTGCAACGTCAATGGCCTGGCCTCCGGCACCTATACCATGAGCGTCGTTGCCTTCGGCCCGGGTACCCGATCCGGCGAGGCGAGCATCAACGTGAACGTGGGCGGCCCGCCCGTGCCAGAGAGTTGCGATTATTTCGCCTCGGTGGACAGCATCACTCTGGTACCGGTCAACCGGCAGAACAGCCTGAACGGCGGGACGTACGAATACTTCCATGCGACCAACCCCCAAGCGCCCATCGCTGATGCTGTGTACCTGGGGCAGGGGCTGAGCTTCACCCACACGGGGTTGGCATTTGCCAAGGAGTACTTCTACTACGTGCGTTCGGCCAACGCTTACGGGAAGAGCGATTTCCTGTACGTGGCTGCCGCAACGTCCGATGACCCCACGCAGATGCTCGAGGTG